CCATAATATGCCCTTTTGGTCCTGGAGTTTTTTTCTTTTTTTTCTTTGTGCTCATATCTGCTCCACCACCAACATTAAAACCAAAACTCTTTTGACCTGTTTTTCTTTCTTCTGCTTTCTTTTTATTTTTAAATTTTCTTTGTCTAAATACTCTTATGGCTCTTTCGTTTCCAAACCTCTCTGCAATCTCTACGATGTTTCTCTTTCTAGCCATTTTTAAATCCTTTTAATAGTGGTCCATAGTAATTTACTAAGGATTGGTTGTTAACTTTTTTACCAGCTAATTCTGATTTCATGTAGGAACCAATGTAGGGTTCTTGAACCATTTTAGTACCAGGAGCTTTTGAAGTCGTTTCTGAAAAAGCGGCTCTACCCATCGCTGCTTTCATAATTTTTTTACCTGCAGGAACACAATTAGGCACCATCTTGTTGCCTTTTTTCTTCATGCCTTTCTGCACATATCCATCCCAACATGGTCCTTGTTTTGCCATTAGTCCTCCTTTATAGCGGCCGCTTTGAGAATTATTTGTTTCTCCTTTTTGCGGTTGTACAACTTCTTAGAGTCTATCACTTTTGGTTGATATGTTCTAGACCTTACGCTTTTTGCGTAGGGATTCTTTAGCTTTTTTTGCAATGTTTACAACTCCTGTTTTACCCATGACCTTAGCTCTTTGTTCCATTACAGTTAAAATTTGTATTTTTCTTGCAAAAGGTTTATTAACTTTTTTTACTTTCGCTGCTGTAGCTCTAGCATCAGCATCTGTTTTAAACTTAATCCTGACTGTATCCCTCGGATTTTCATCAGTGTATAATCTTCGATCTGAACCTTTTGGTTTTTTACCTGTTCCTACTTTTGGATCTTTCATATTAAATCTTTTGCCTTTCCTAATATTGGTTTGTACTTTGTTTTACCTTCGGATCTGTATGCGTGCAAGAACGATGCTCTTGGTTGGTCTGGAATCCATGAGCAATGTATCCATCCACTATTTGGCTCACCCGGAGTGTAGAACTCTAAAATTAATTGGTCTGGTGTAAGGTTATCTTTAATCCAATCAAATAGTTCAGCATTATCCACGCCCACAACTTCGAAGTCTGCGGCTTCTGCACGTGCATGCTGTGATCTAGCAGAACTACCAATTGCTTCGCATAATTCAACGCTACGAAAACCGCTAGTAATCTTAACTCTGCCAAAATGGTCACGTACCGGTTGAAGAATATTTTCACACAACGCTTTTAGTTTTTCTATCTGCTCTGCGTTAGGATTATTATTGATGCCTTTACGTATTGCAGTGTCCGATTTAGTTAACTCTGAAAGAGTAAAATTACGTGTCAGATTCATTTTTCTTCCCATTGTTTTCAAAACTTAAATCTTCTGCTTGATCCTTTTCTTGCATATCATAAAACATATTATCAGAATCCTCTGTTACTAATTTTGTATCTTCTGCATCCCAATAAGTAGTTTGGACTTTATAGTCAGGCCAACTGTTGTCAGTAGTATAACTATTAACGTGCCAAAGGCAACGATTGTTAGGCTGACCAGCATAATTGCCGTTATTAAGAGCCAATATATGCGCACACTTATGTTCTTGAGGTATTTCAGAATGTTCTGTATCCAAAATATTAGTGTCGGGACTTGCCCAGTCAATGGTAAATAAATATTTACCATGATAAAATTTTTTATCGATGCCCATATATTTGCCATTTAAACCATCCATCCAGTCAAAACAATGAACACTAGGCCAATAGCTAAAACAATTCCACAATTCAAGTTCTTGTACTTCCATATCTGGAACTTGATATCTTTCGAATTCTTTTTGAAAAAAAGCTGAAATAGGTAATCTCCAATAGCAAGCACCATTTGGCAACATAATGTTAAATAATAAAGCACGACCTGAAATGGAAGTAAGACCAAAGATAACACAGTCACTACTTTGTTTTGCAAATTTTTCATCCATGTCATAGAGATATTCTTTCCTAACTTTACAATATATGGGAGGTATGTTTGCGTTCAGATAAGCCATTTTTATATTTTTCCCTCCAATAATTTTTTCTTTCTAAAATTCTAATACGTTTTTCAAGTATATCAAATCCTAATAATTTTTTAAGTAGTTTAATCATTCTAGTATTAAAGAAGTAATTTTCTTTTCTCCCATGTAGATTTCTATGTTTGCTTTAGATTTTATACATTTGTAGACTACTCTATCTTTACTACTTTTATCCTTCATAGCATAACGTTTTCCTTTAAGACATTTTTGTAAACTTTCGTAGTAACGGTGTTCTATAATTTTGTGGTCTTGCACGAGTAAAAGAGCAAATACTATTTCTATCATTGATGTGCTCCATTTCCATTTCTAATTAATTTTTCAACGTCTTCTGTAAGTTTTTTTGTTCTATCTTTTAAAAATTCTATATTTACTGCATTGTTTCTCATACTCTTA